AAGGGTTTTTTGAACAGTGGAAAACTTTTGACCAAATGTGGGTTCCTTCTAAATGGCAAGCTCAATGTACAATAGACCAGGGAGCAGATCCTAATAAGGTAAAAGTTGTACCTGAAGGGGTAGATACTAAAACTTTCTACCCAGAAGACCCCCAAACAACATTAGATTACGTAGATGGTAGATTTAAATTTATTCATTTTGGACGTTGGGATTATAGAAAATCTACTAAAGAAATCATTGAAACTTTCCTTAAGGAATTTGAACCAAATGAGCCTGTAGATTTAATTTTATCTATTGACAACCCTTGGGGTGAACCTTTAGATGGATGTAAAACAACACAAGAAAGACTAGAAAAATTTAACATTTCAGATCCAAGATTAAAAATTAAACATTTTCCATCACGAGAAGATTATATTACATACATGAAAAATGGTCATGTATTTTTATCTTGTGCTCGTAGTGAAGGATGGAATTTACCTTTAATTGAAGCTATGGCTTGTGGTACCCCCTCTATTTACTCAGACTGTTCAGGACAAACCGAATTTGCTTCAGGTAAAGGTTTACCTGTAAAAATTATAGGAGAAAAATCAACTCAAGGAAATAATTATTCTAATTTTGGAATTAATTTAGAAGATAAATTTATCCCAGGTAATTATTATGAACCCGACTATGAAGACTTAGCTCGTGTAATGCGTGATGCTTTTGAAAATTACACAGATCATAAAAAACGAGCTATAGAAGAAGCAAAAATTATCCATCGTGATTTTAATTGGGATAAAGTAGCTCAAATTGGTAGAGACACTCTTCAGGATTTTATGGTTAATTACACTCCTAAACCTAACAAAATTTTAATTTCCTATTTAGATGGTCCTAAAGTTGAAGTTAAAGGGGATATAGAACAAGAATATTTTATTGAATTTATTAATAGTAATACTAATGAAGTTATCCATAGTACAACTATTAATAATAATATGTGGACTACCTGTTCTAAAAATTATTATATTCCATGGATTATTAAAGTTAATGGTAAAATAGTAAATACATTAAATTTAGAAAAAGGAAAGGTTTTAATTTCTTTAGAATCTAAATCTATAGGTGATACTTTAGCATGGACACCATACGCTGTAGAATTTGCCAAAAAATATAATTGTAAAGTAGTTTTATCTACATTCCATAACGATTGGTTTAAAGATTTAGAAGCATATAAAAATATTGAATTTACCACCCCAGGCTCTAATATTAGTGGTTTAACTGCTAGTTATAAAATAGGCTGGTTTAGAGACAATAATGGTGGATGGAAAAACTTTGAAGCCCATCCAAACCAATGTAATACAATCCCACTTCAACAAACTGCAACTGATATTTTAGGTCTAGAATATAAAGAATTAAATTTAGGTATTAATTTTCAAAAACAATCACGACCAATTAAAAACAAATATATAGTTATAGGACCTCAAGCTACCTCTGGTTGTAAAGAATGGCCTAAGGCTTATTGGATTTCTTTAACTAAATTATTAACCCAATCGGGGTATCAAGTAGTAGCGTTAACTAAAGATCAAAGTGATTTACCTAATGTAATAAATTCTTGGAACCAACCTTTTGATAAAATTGCTAATTATTTATTACATGCTGATATGTTTGTAGGACTAGGTTCAGGTTTATCTTGGTTTAATTGGGCTTTAAATAAACATACAGTAATGATAAATGGTTTTGTTGAAGAAGGTCATGAATTTACTTCTAAAGTAACTAGACTTGCTGTAGAAAATTCATGTTCTCCTTGTTGGACTAATCCCAATTTTACATTTGATGCTAGTGATTGGGAATGGTGTCCTATTTGGAAAGGAACCGATAAACAGTTTATATGTCAAAAATCAATCACCCCAGGAAAAGTATTTACAGAGGTTAAAAAACTATTAAATAATAAAAAATAATATAATATTTATAAACATGGAAAAAGTGTTATTGAAAAAACAAGAACTAGATACTATTAAAGAAATCCAACAAACAGAATTAAATCTAGTAGATCAGTTAGGTAGTATTGAATACCAAATCCAAACTTTACGATTGCAAAAAGATAATTTAAGACAAGAAATTATTAAATTACAAACTAAAAGTCAAAAATTTGGTGATGATCTTCAACAAAAGTATGGAGATGGAAACATTAACATAGAAACAGGAGAATTTACAAAAATAGATTAATTTTTGATTCTCTCTTGAATATTTATAACAAAATAATAATCTCATTACAATGGCAGAAACATTAATATCACCCGGTGTATTAGCAAGAGAGAATGACCAGTCATTTATTACGCAGCAACCTGTTCAAGTAGGAGCTGCTATTGTTGGTCCTGCAGTTAAAGGACCAGTAGAACAACCTACAGTTGTTACATCTTACAGTGATTACCAAAACAGATTCGGAACAACTTTTGAAAGTGGTAGTTTAGATTATACTTTCTTTACTTCAATCGCAGCTTACAACTATTTTAATAATGGTGGTAACACTTTATTAGTAACTAGAGTAGTAAACAGTCCATCAACTTGGAATTACGCATCAGCTAGTGTTGACGGTGAGGAAACAGGAAACGTTGTTGCAGGTACAAATCTACTTAACTCCCTTACTTCAGGTGGTGTAGGTGGTACAGCATTTGTAGCTAATAGTGTAGCAACTACTACTAGTGGAAATGGAACAGGTATAACATTAGACGTTGAAACTTCAAGTGCAAATGGTAAATTGCTTACGGATGCTGATGCTCTACTTAACTCAATTGATACTAATACAACCATTGCAGGAGCTGGTACTTATACAGGAGTTTCTTTTAATACTAATGGTAACGGAACAGGTGCTCTAGCTACAGTAGTAGTAACAGGAACAACTACCCCCACAGTTACAAGTATTACAGTAACAACCCCAGGTTTAGGATATGCAGCAAATAATACTTTATCAATCCCAGCAGGTTCTTTAGGAAAAGGACAATTAATAACTTCAGATAACGTTACATCTGAAACAGCACCAACAGCAATTGGAAATGTTACAACTCCTTATACATTATCACAAACCTCAACAACTGGAGCGGGTACAGGAGCAACATTTACTATAACAGGTAATGGTAATGATGCTTTATTATCAGTAGTAGTTGCAAATATAGGTACTGGATACGCCATAGGTGAGGAAATTCAAATTGATAAAACAGATTTAATTGCAGCTGGATTTACAGGTGCTACCTCAAATCTAGTAATAACAGTTTCACAGCAAATGCTACAAAACTCAGGCATAGTAGACTTTACATTAGTTGCTGGTGATTTACTTATAGAACCAGTAGAAGTAGAAGTTAACGTAGCTGGAACAGGATATGTAATAGGAGATACTGTAGTAGTAGCAAAAGCATTAATAGGTAACCCAACAGCTGATTTAACAATTACTTTAACAGCTGATGATATTGTAAATTTAATTTCATTTGAATTAGAAGCTATTGATAAAGGTGTTATCTGGAATAATACAGGTTCAGTACTTTCTCAAGCAGCAATGGAATCTGGTTCATCCGATAACATTAGATGGGAAATTTCAACAGCAAACACCTCATCAGGTACTTTCTCATTATTAGTTAGAAGAGGTAATGATACTCAAAATAATAAAGTAGTATTAGAATCTTGGAATAATTTATCATTAGACCCAACCCAAGATAACTTTATCACTAAAGTAATTGGTGACGAAAAATACAATTATCAATCAAATGGTAATTATTTACAAGTATCAGGTTCTTATCCTAATGCTTCTAGATATAAGAGTAAAATCAGTAAATAAATTAACTCCAAATTATTTAGATAATGCAGGAAATGCTAAAGATCAATATACAGGATCTATCCCAATAGTAGGATCAGGTTCTTATAATGGTTCATTTGCTGGTGGTGTAGGTAATGTAGTTCCTTCAACTAGAACAATGAATATGTATCAATATATTGATGCTAATGATTCACAGGGTCTAGTAGGAAGTGATTATACAAGTATGTTAAACTTATTATCTAATCAAGATAATTACCAATTTAACTCTTACTTCCTCCCAGGATTAACTAACGATACTCATACCTCTCAAATTACTACAGCAATTAATAATACTCAACAAAGAGGAGATAATATTTTAGTAATTGATCCGGTACCTTATGCTAGTAGTATTACAGCAACTACAACTGAAGCTGCTTCAAGAAATACTTCATACGCTACTATGTACTGGCCTTGGTTACAAATAATTGATCCTGATTTAGGTGATAGAGTATGGGTCCCAGCTTCAACAATGATTGGGGGAGTTTACGCATATAACGACAGTGTAAGCGAGCCATGGTTTGCCCCAGCGGGTATCAACAGAGGAGGATTAACTAACGTAGTTCGCGCTGAAAGACAATTACCAGCTGCTAGTAGAGATGCTTTATACGAAGAAAATATTAACCCAATAGCTACTTTCCCTGGAACAGGTGTTGTAGTATATGGTCAAAAAACATTACAACGTCAAGCAAGTGCTTTAGATAGAGTAAATGTTAGAAGATTGTTGATTGCTCTTAAATCTTACATTGGACAAGTTGCTCAAACATTAGTGTTTGAACAAAATACAGCAGCTACAAGAAATAATTTCTTAGCAGCAGTAAATCCATACTTAGAAAGTGTACAACAAAGACAAGGTCTATATGCGTTTAAAGTAGTAATGGATGATAGTAATAACACCCCAGATGTAATTGATAGAAATCAATTAGTAGGTGCTATTTACTTACAACCAACTAGAACGGCTGAATTTATTTACTTAGACTTTAATGTATTACCAACGGGAGCAACTTTCCCATCATAAAAGTTAAAAAAGTAAATATTTATAATTAGAATAAAATAAATAAAAATGGCAGTATTAGATCCTAACGAAATATTTTTCACAGCGTTTGAACCAAAACAAGCGAACAGGTTCATCATGTACATGGATGGATTCCCAGCATACATCGTAAAAGGTGTAGGTGCTGTAACATTAACCCAAGGAACAGTTCCCTTAAATCATATTAACGTTCAACGTTTTGTTAAAGGTAAATCAACTTGGGGTCCTATTCAGTTTACACTATTTGATCCAATTACACCTTCAGGTGCTCAAGCAGTAATGGAATGGGTACGTCTACACCACGAATCAGTAACTGGTAGAGATGGTTATTCAGATTTCTACAAGAAAGATTTAACATTTAACGTATTAGGTCCTGTAGGTGATGTAGTATCAGAATGGATTATCAAAGGTGCTTTAATCACATCTGCTAACTTTGGTGAATATGGTTGGGATACTGAAAACACAGCCATTAACTTAACAATGGAAGTACAACCAGATTACTGTATCTTGAACTTCTAAAAAAAAAGTAAATACTTTTAAAGAGAGCTTGGCTAACGTCAAGCTCTTTTGTATCATTAGTATGTATACACGATAAACGTTATAACTAATAAAAATTATGAGCGAATTTAAATTTCCAACTGAGGTAGTAGAACTACCTTCAAAAGGATTAATCTACCCAAAAGATAATATACTATCATCGGGAGAAGTAGAAATGAAATACATGACTGCTAAAGAAGAAGATATCCTTTCTAACCAAGCCTATATCCAAAAAGGAATTGTGTTAGATAAATTATTACAATCTCTTATTGTAGACAAAAACATTAATTACGATGACCTAATTGTAGGAGATAAAAATGCCCTTTTTATGGCTGCTCGCATTTTAGGCTATGGAAAAGATTACTCGTTCGAGTATAATGGTATGGAATATACTGTTGATCTTTCCACGTTAGATCCACGTCCTTTTGACGAGGATTCAATCACCCAAGGTGTAAATGAGTTCCATTTTACACTTCCTTCTACAAACACACCTATTACATATAAAATGTTAACAGGTCATGATGAAAAAAAGATTGATCGTGAACTAGCCGGTCTTAAACGACTAGACAAAATGAGTTCAGCTGAATTATCTACTCGTATGAAATACATGATTACATCAGTTGGTGGAGATGAAGATACTAAAACAATTCGTGAATTTGTTGATAACTATTTATTAGCCAAAGATTCTCGTGCTTTAAGAGAGCATATGAGAGAAACTCAACCTGATGTAGATATGCAATATGTTTTAGATAGTGGTGAGGAGGTCACGATCCCTATTGGGCTTAACTTTTTTTGGCCTGACGCTTGATATAGCTCCTGAATTTAGGTTAAATTTATTTACTCAAATCCACCAAATCATATTTCATGGTAAAGGTGGATATGATTGGGAAACTATCTATAATATGCCTATTTGGCTTCGTAAATTTACTTTTAAACAAATAAAAGATTTTTATGATGAAGAGAAGAAACAAATGGAAGAAGCTAAAAAAGGTGGTTCTCAAACTTTAGTAGGTACTGATGGAAAAGTAAAATCCCCAGAATTCCTTAAAGGTGTAAAACCTAAAACTTCTTATAATACGGGGGCGTCAAAGAATTGACGCCCTCAATATTTATAACAAATAATCACGCATGGCTGACCAAGAAAATATTAATAATGCTAGAAGACAAAATGAACTATTAGATGTTCAATTTAGTATACTTGAGCAATTAAGTAGACAAGCACAACAACGAGTAGTATTTGAAGGTCAAGTTAGTGATGAAATTGCTGAAGAAAATGATTTCCTTCGCCAACAGTTAATTGTTAGAAATAACCTTAATAAAGGAAATGTAAAACAACTTACAACTCAAAAAGAACTTAATAAAGCTGCTAGTCAAAATTTAAGCATTGCTCGTTCTATTCAATCCGTTACTGCTAGTGAATTAGGATCCAGAAAACTTCTTGAAAAAATTGAAAAAGATAAAGTAAAAGTTCAAGGAAATATTAATTTCTTAAAAAAACAATCTTTAGAAATTGATAAACAACAAGCTTTTTTAAATCAAAGAATTCAAACTTTAAAAGGTTTAGAAAGAAAGGTTTTAGAAGAAGCTAATAAAGCTGAAAGAGAAGGTAATTTAGAAAAAGCTACTAATTTAAAATCTCGTGTTACTAATCTAGGGATAGAAGCAAAAACCTATCAAGCTCAATTCGAAAATAACAATGCTATTCAAGATAGTTTAAATAAACAAGTTGATTTAAGTAATAAATTATTAAATGAGTTAGAACAAGTAGAAACTGTTAGTAAAGCTATCGCTAATGATGGGTTTTTATCTATATTTAATACCTTAAAAGATGTAGTAAACCTAATCCCAGGACTACGAAATCTTCTTCCTGGTTTCGATCAAGCTGCAGAATCTTATAGAGAAGCTTTAATTCTTCAAAAGGATATGGGTTTAGATAATAAACAAAGATCTTTATTAGATAAAAATTTAGAAGCATATAAAAAAGGTACAAAACAACCTGGTGGTCTAGATAAAACGTTTATGGGTGATTTACCTAAAGAACTCCAAGACCAATTAAAAGATAAAAATGGGGAAACCTTAACAGGTACAGCTGCTTTAGCTAGAATGAAAAAACTAGGTTTAACTTTTACATCACCTTTAAATGCAGCTATGACTGCATTACAAGGTTTTATGAAAAAGTTTTTATTTTTACAGTTTTTAAATGCTATGGTTAAAGCTGATAAAGTAGCTGGGGATTTAGCTAAAAGTATGAATGTTACGTATCAAGAAGGCGTACAAATCCAAGATAATTTAAATAGTATAGCTAATACGACAAATAGTGTATTTGTTACTTCTGAAAAATTAGCCCAAACCCAAATGTTCTTTAATAAAGAACTTGGCACTTCAGTTATGTTAACTGATGAACAGTTAGTTACAATGACTAAATTACGAGAAGCTGCAGGTTTTACTAATGAAGAATTAGCAGGAATAGCCAAAATTTCAATTACTACTGGGAAAGAAGCAGAAAAAATTACAGGAGAAGTATTAGCCCAAGCTAGAATTTCTTCTACAAGATTAGGGGTAGTTGTAAATGAAAGAGATATAGTAAAAGAAATTTCTAAAGTTTCAGCTGCTACAACATTATCATTAGGTAAAAGTGGGGAAGCTATTGCTGATGCTGTTACAACTGCTAAAGCTTTAGGTATGGAATTATCCAAAGTAGAAGCTATATCAGGCTCTATTCTTCAATTTGAATCCTCAATCGAAGATGAACTCTCAGCTGAATTACTAATTGGTAAAGAACTTAATCTTGATAAAGC